TAATGGATTTCTTTTAATACGATTCCATGTAAGTCTAACTCTTGTGCTTTCATTCAATGCATCATTATTTGTATATTCTGACACCACAGACAATAACTTCAATCTCATAGGGATTGATAGGTAATGAAAATTCAATCCTAAGAAACCGTTGTTATATTCTTCAATAGGAAGAACCAAAGGAAACCTATCATAGTAAGGAAGAACCTGTGTATTGTCTTTGTATTTTGGATCATAGAAAAAGAAATTCATCCTACCATAACTAGGACGCCCAGTGACCTTTCCCTCACGCACCAATTGTGCCGGAGGAATTTCCCCTAGTTCTCTTACCTTCTGACGAAACCAAGTAACACTACGTTCCTTGCCGCCAGTCTTTTCTAGTATACCATCAATTATCTCTGCCATACTAGTATTTATACGTTATCCCAGATGATCTTCTGTAAGAATTTTGAATTCTATTTGTCTATCATTACACCACTCAATAGCAGCTTCCCACTTTGCTTTGTTCACACCCCATGTACGGACTTCTTGAACAAATCGTGGTGTCTTACGTTTGGGTTGTTTTGGTGGGCCACATTGTGCTTTTGGTTTTACCTCTATCAATAACTTTTTGATAGAACCGTCCTGCTGTTTTACCTTGACATAGAAATCAGGGAAATAACGATGCCGTCTACCATCAAGGGGTGATACATAGGGTATAATAATCTCTTCACTACCCCATTCTAGGATAGCATCATTTCTGTCACAATAAACCATGAATTTACGTTCCCAGAGACTCCTATAAATAATATTAGAAGAATCGCCTCTGTATTTTCTTGGTTTTGATGGAATATATCTTCCTCTGTATGCCATTTGCCGATATAAATACTTTCACAATGTATAGGACTATTTAGATGGCACTACTACCAACAATCACCAGAAGAAGTACAGGAACTATCAACAGTAACTTTATGAGTTATCCTAGTGAATTGGGAACTATGGATAGACATAAACACTATGTTATGTTCTTTGTCAATAAACAGGCAAGATCCAAAATTAATTTTGGACTTGGGGCTGCTGATACCAGAGTGGATTCATCCACTGAAGGAACAACCCTATCTATTAAGAGAGCGCCTACTGTTAGGTTGGCACAGGCAATTGCACTGTATATGCCTGCACAAATTTCTATGTCACACTCTGCAAACTATGGTGAACAGGAAATCGGTTCAGTTGTTGCTGCAGCTATGAGTGGACTTAAAACTCTCAATAAAGATATATCAGTTGGCGATATGGCATTGGAACTTGGTGGTAATGCAGTTGCTGGTGCCGGTGCAGAGTTAGGACAAGCGGTACTAAAGGCAGCAGATGCAACTCTAGCCCCTGGCGCACTTGCGGCTGCAGAAATATCACAAGGTAGAATCAGAAACAATAGAACAGAAATGAAGTTTGAAGGTATTGGTAGAAGAAGTTTTTCTTTCCAATTTAGTATGATGCCTAATAACGCAAAAGAGGCACAAACAATATCAGATATTGTAACTGCATTTAGATTTCATGCAATGCCTGAGATTGAAGGTAGTGACTTAGCTGGTAGAACAATGATTGCTCCATCAACATTTGATATTGAATACAAACCAAATGCCCACCTACATAAAATATCCACTTCTGTGCTAGAGAGTGTTGAGGTTCAGTATGGTGGAGAAAGAACACAGTTTTTTGTTGATGACCATCCAGTACAAACAAACCTTACTCTGAACTTCAAAGAGTTGGAAATCATTACAAAAGAACGTATTCAAGAAGGTTTCTAATCATGGCATATTTCAAACAATTTCCAAAAGTAGATTACGATGTTCGTGGTACTGGTACTCCACAACAGATGACAGATATAACACGCCGTGTTCGTTTCAGAGATTACATGAAGAAGAGTTTTATTGTCTTTGACTATTATGATGTGAAATCAGGCGAGACACCAGAATACATTGCAAACGAATTTTATGGTGACCCAGAACTACATTGGATTGTTATAATGACAAATGATATTGTAGACTACTTTACAGAATGGCCTATGACTGTACCACAGTTTGAAAGATTCGTAAAATCTAAGTATGATGATGCAAATGGAATTCATCACTATTGTTTTTCACAAACTTCTGGTGATACTACAACACTAATTGACCTACCAAACGATGCTGCAACAGCATTACCCGCTGGTGCAACACCAGTTACCAACTATGAATACGAAGAGCTACTTCAAGAGAAAAGAAGAAGGATCAGACTGATTCAACCTAGATTTATTGAACAAATCAAAAAAGAGTTCAACAACAAAATGAACGGATAACATTATGGCGGAGATTAATTACGCTGGTGAGTTTATTGTTTCTGAGTGTATTCTATGTACAGTAGGTGGTTTGGAATTAGATTTGACTGAACAGGTGGCATCAATTGCTATCTTTGAGGACATATTCCAAAACTCTATTACAGGAAACATATCATTTGTTGACACAAATAACTTGACTGCCAATGCATCTATTGTTGGACAGGAGAAGTTAAAACTTATTCTCGTAACACCCAATGCAGATGATAGAACTGATAGAGAAATGGCAATCAATTTCTCTGACACACCACTGCACGTTTATCAGGTGGCGACATCAGTAAATATAAATGATAGGACAAAGGTTTTCACTCTACAATTCACTACTGGTGAGATGGTTAGAAACAACAATATCAGAGTTGCACAGGCATACGAAGGAGAGCCTGCAAAAGAGATTATCACAAAAGTCTTGCGTGACCCAGAACTTCTAAATTCAAAGAAAGAATTCTACTACGAAGAAACTACAAACCTATTCAAGTTTATCGCTCCCAGTATGAGGCCGTTTGATTTTATCAATAAAGTCGGACAGAGATGTTTATCCAAAGAATATAACTTTGCTCCAACATTTTTATTTTACGAAACTATCAAAGGATACTTCTTTAGAACCCTAGATAGTATGATGGACAGAAAGAACCCTCGTATGGTGTTTCGTGAAGTAACTCCAAATGAAGATGTGGACAATGTAGGATTGAATCTAACAAACATTCTAGACTATGAACTGTTGAACTCGACTGATACATTGCTTAACAAGAGATCGGGTATGTATAGTTCAAAACTCACCCTACTTGATGTTTATAACAAGAGTTATGAAGTATTTGAACACGACTATCTTAAAGAGTTTGCAAACGAGATACACGCCGATGAGTTCAACAACTACGGTTCTTCACAAGCACCAATCGCATCAGAGGTTGCAGATGATTATGGTAGTAAAATATCAGAATACCCAGATTCCAAACACTACATACAAATGATAGAAAGAGACACAGTTGGTGGACTTCTGAACCCTGCCTATGACGGTAAGTCTATTGACTATACTGGAACAGACTTGTGGTTGCAGAAAAGAAGATCAAGATATGCAGCAATAGACGGTGGTATATCTCTACGACTGAAAGTCAACGGCAACACAACACTTCAGGCTGGTGATTTGATTGGTGTAATTCTCAAGAACCAAACAGACGCAGAATCATCGCAAGACCCATATCTCACTGGACGATATATCGTGAGAAAACTAAGACACCAATTTGAAAAGGGTGCTGGACAAATGAAACACACATTGCATATTGAGTGTATTCGTGACACAGTACAAAAACCATATCCATCATCAGGTGTTGTTGCATCAGATGGCGGTAATGGAAAAGAACTAGTCATTCCCAGAGGTTCTGCTGACCCTGGCGATGTAATATTTTAATAGGAGGGCCAAAACGACAACTCAAATCTTTGTTATGCGTTATCAACTCAAACATGAAAAAGAGGCAAACATGACTGCAAAACTCAAAAACCGAATCAAGAAAATGAACTTCCAAAAATCAAACGATAGGAGTGTGGTAAATGAGAAAAGAGAGGATACTAAATACTATGAAGAGCTATATAGAAAACGAACTATGGAGTTGTTAGGACTAAACAATGAGAACATTTACGGAACTGCAAGAGGGGGTTTATGATCCCAATATATTCAAAGCAATCTTCCTAGCGGGTGGGCCTGGCAGCGGTAAA